GCTTGTAGAGAACAACAAACTTGAACTTAATTCAAAACCTTTGATATCTGAACTTAAAAACTTTGTAGCCACTGGCGTGTCTTACAAGGGCAAACCAGGCGAACACGACGATCTTGTGTCTAGTATGTTGTTAGCAACAAGAATGATGAAAGTATTAGCGGACTTTGATCCTAAAATATTTGAGCACTGGACTAATAGAACCTCAGAATATACGGCACCAATGCCTATTTTTGCTAACCTCGGAGTTTAAATAAATACTTCATATGGCATCAAGTACCACATCACAAGATCTGTTTAATAAGATTAGAAGCAAGTTTTCTAACCTTACTATCGGAAATGCTGAAGGAGAATCCACAGCAGATCCTAAAGAAGCAGTGTTTTTTGACTTTGAATTTTCGGAAGATGCAGACACTTTTGGTAGAATCTCTGTGTCTTTAGCAGACGGTGAATCTGTTAAAGTTTTTTATAATCAAGGATTAGTTGAAAAAATTGACGAGGAAGACAAGGCAGATTGGTTCGCATTTTTAAAAGAATTGAAAGATTTTGCAGTTACACATCAACTAGGATTTGACGTGCGAGATATAACAAAATCTAACCTAACGAAGCAGGATTATCAAAATCTTGCAGATGCAAACAAAACGGTAAATACTGACGCAATGTCAGAAGAACTATCAAGAATAACTAAACTAGCAGGTGTAAGCGAAGGCCTTACAGGTACGGCAAAACGTTCATACGAGAACCTAGACAAAACAAGATTAATTATTAGACACTCAGGCAAAGTTGATGAAGAAGTACCTGGTGCTAGATCAAGACAGATACAATCACTATACATTGAAAACGAAGACGGTGAAAGATTCAAGTATCCAATAACACACCTAGCAGGTGCGAGAGCGATGACTAGACACGTTGCAAACGGTGGAAGACCACACGATGAGTTTGGTGAACACATTATACAAACTTCAGAAGATATTGCAAAATTAAATTCATTTACAAGATATGTGTCAAATAAAGATCAATTAAATGATAGTGCTGGTGATATTATAGAACAAACAAAATTAAAATTAGAAAATTTAAGATCATACGTAAAAAACTTATCCAAACAATCACACTATGAAACTGCAAGTAAAGATTTCAAAACAGCAGACGACCTAGTACTAGATGACGAGACTGCAAATTCATACAAAGATAAATTTACACTAAAAAATTTAGATTCAAAAGTCGAAGAGGCGCTTCCGTTAATACATAAGATCATGAGCGAGATTCAAGCAACAGAGGAACAACCAGTAGCAGAATTAGATAAAGACGATAAACCTTTGTCAGACAAAGATGCAAAAATTCCGCCACCGGTTGATGCAGGACCAATTGTGCAAAGATACTTGACTGATCCTGAAAACAAACTAGTTCTTAGAAAAGATAACACAGCAGATCAGATGTTGCAGAGAACAAACTTTACAAACAAAAACACAATGTTAAGTTCAATACTTGGAGACATTGCGGCAAGGATGTTAACAAAAACACCGGACGAAGATAGAGTGGCAAACTTTGCTTCTAATGTTGCTGATGAGATATCTCAGGAAGGCGAACCGTTCTTCAAGCCAGACAGCAATTACATAAGAAATAAAAAGATTGCATTCCAACTGGCCAAAAGATACGTGGACGATTACAAAAAAATGAAGAAAGACCCAGACTATGTGTCTCAGGTTAGAATGGATCCTAACGAGTATGAACCTAAAAAAGACAGAACCGGGAAAGCCAAAGAAGAAATTGCTTTTGAAGGTTGGGCAGAGAATGTTTCTGAACAAAAACCATATGTGTCAATGTACAGAGGCGAAGACGGTAAAATGGTATATGATGTTTTAGATAAGGACGGTGAATCCGCTTACAAATCAAACGATTACAACACTGCAACAAAATACATGAACACAAATTTTGATACATTGGCTGGAAGAAAACCTAAGATGGATTCAGAACAACCAACTGAAGAAGGCATGGGCGACAAGATAGCAGACATGGCACAGAGCATGAGCAAAGACGAATTCATGAGCAAGGCAGACGAACTAGGTTTAACTCCAGAAGAAGCCGCAGAACACTACGAGAAGATGCAGGGCGGAGCACACGCTGGCAAATTCGAAGGTAATCAATTTGCACAGGCCGTACAGAAGGCCAAAGCGGCAGGCATGAAAGCAGGTGATAAGTTTAAAGTAGGTGACCAAGAATACACATTGAAAGATGCGATAGAATTAGCAGGCCTACAGTTAGATGAATTCTTTTCAGAAGAAGAAACTGCACAGACAGAACAACCTGAGACAAATGCAGAATTAGAGAGAATCAAATCTCTTTCAAATTACCAATAATATCCGTAGACATTAGATAAATATAGTTGTATATTATAAAAATTGCTTAATATACATTTAGGCACAAACATAGGCAACATAGGAGGCTTACATTATGGCTACATTGGCTGAAATAAGAGCGAAGTTAAAATCTCAAGAAGTGAATCGCTCCACTTCATCAACAGGCGGAGACAACGCCATTTATCCACACTGGAATATACAAGAAGGACAGGAATCTGTTGTAAGATTCTTACCAGATAAAGACGAAAGCAATACTTTTTTCTGGATGGAACGTGCAATGATTAAATTGCCATTCGCTGGAATAAAAGGACAGGCAGATTCGCGGCCTATACAGGTACAAGTTCCTTGTATGGAAATGTATGGAAAAACTTGTCCAGTATTAACAGAAGTCAGACCATGGTTCAAAGATAAGAGCATGGAAGACATGGGTAGAAAATATTGGAAAAAGAAAAGTTATATTTTCCAAGGATTTGTTACACAAAATCCATTAGCAGAAGAGACAACACCCGAGAATCCAATAAGAAGATTTATCATTGGACCTCAAATCTTTAACATCATCAGGGCGGCATTGCTTGATCCAGAAATGGAAGAATTGCCAACTGACAGTGTGAGAGGTGTTGATTTTAGAATAACCAAAACTTCAAAAGGTGGTTATGCTGATTATTCTACATCAAAATGGTCTAGAAGAGAAAGAGCGTTAGATGAGGCAGAAAGAGCCGCAATTGACAAATACGGTTTACACAACTTGTCTGACTTTAGACCAAAAGAACCAACAGATGCTGAAGTAAAAATAATTAAAGAATTATTTGAGCAATCTGTGGAAGGTGAGGCGTATGACCTTGAGAAGTATGGACAATACTATAGACCTGCAGGAGTAAGTGCAAGTCAAATATCTGTTCCAAAATCGAGTCAACCCGCACCAGTACAAAACACTGCGGCTCCGGTAAATGCTGAGGTAAAAGAAACTGCTCCAGCGACCGAGACTGCGACGGAGGCTCCAGCGGCTACTAACAGCACTGACAGTGCCAAAAGAGCAGAAGATATCTTGAAATTGATAAGATCAAGACAAAGCAAATAAAAATAAAATACCAATGACCGTATTGATTGACAGTACGGTCATAAGGTAGTATTATAAGAGACAAATTATGACAAAACCATTTGACGTAACAAAATTTAGAAAGAGTATAACAAAATCAATACAAGGACTTGGCATAGGATTCAGCGATCCTACAGACTGGATCAGCACAGGAAACTTTGCCTTGAACTATCTTATTTCTGGCGACTTCAACAAAGGGGTACCACTAGGAAAAGTATCTGTACTTGCAGGCGAATCAGGAGCAGGCAAGTCTTACATAGCATCAGGTAATATCATTAAGAATGCACAAGAACAAGGCATATTTGTAATCCTAATTGACTCTGAGAACGCACTAGATGAACAATGGTTACAGGCTTTAAATGTTGACACATCAGAAGAAAAACTTCTTAAATTAAGTTTGTCAATGATAGACGACGTCGCAAAAACAGTTTCTGAGTTCATGAAAGGTTATAAAGAACAACACTCTGAGGCAAAAGAAACAGCACCGAAAGTTTTATTTGTAATAGATAGTTTAGGAATGTTGTTGACTCCAACCGATGTTGATCAGTTTGAAAAAGGAGAAATGAAAGGCGATCTGGGTAGAAAGCCTAAGGCACTTACGGCTTTAGTACGAAACTGTGTTAACATGTTTGGTAGTTGGAATGTTGGATTGATTGCTACTAACCACACATACGCTTCGCAAGATATGTTTGATCCTGACGATAAGATATCAGGTGGACAAGGTTTCATTTATGCGAGTTCAATAGTTATTGCGATGAAAAAATTAAAACTTAAAGAAGACGAGGCCGGAAATAAAATATCAGAAGTAAGAGGAATCCGAGCGGCATGTAAGGTTATGAAAACACGTTACGCAAAACCTTTTGAATCCGTTCAAGTAAAAATTCCATATGATACCGGAATGGATCCTTACAGTGGTTTGGTTGATCTTTTTGAGAAAAAAGGTTTGTTAACTAAGGCAGGTAACATGTTACAGTACAAATCTTCTGACAACAAAGTAATTAAAGAGTTCCGAAAAAACTGGACTGGTGATAAATTAGATGTAGTTATGAAAGATTTTCATAACATAACAAACCAAGACCAGGAGAATACCGATGACGGAGGAACAGATGACGCCTGAACAAATTGAAGAAATTTGGATATCAGTTGCTTCATACCTACCCGAGAGAGTAAAACTTGATTGTGCTATTGACTACGTCAAGACGCTTATTGACGGTGGAGTAGATCCGGAAATACTGAAACAAAGCGGCGAGTATGATGAAAAACTACAAACAGCCATCGATACCGTTT